GCTGGGCTGTCGGCAGGGGATGGGCGGACGTGAACTGCGTTGGGTAGTCGGTGTGGGCTGGGCCGGGAGAGGAGAGGCAGGGCGCAGCGGTGGGCCGGGGTGGGTCAGTCGAGTCGGGCGGGGTCGGCATCGTGCTGGGCTGGACGGGGTCGGGTAGTCGGATCGGATCGCGGGCGCAGAGGGCCAGGCTTGGGCAGTCGGGAAGGCGAGGGCAGGGCCGGGAAGGCGCGCGCTGGGATGGGTGGTCGGTGTAGGCATGTCAGCGCTCCGCCAGCGATTGCCACATCGCGGACAGCTGGTCGTCGGTGTAGTGATCGCGGACCCGGTCGTCGCCGACCTTCCGGGCGACCGCCCGCAGGAACGCCGCCGTCAGCCGGTTCTCCCGCTCCCGCGCCTCATAGGCGTCGCCGGCGAACAGCAGATCCGCGCGGCGCATCTCCCCGAGCCGCACCCGCGACCCGTCCGCGACCGTGAACGGCACCGACAGCCACCGCACCAGACGCGAGCCGTCGCCCGCCTCAGCGGCCCTCGCGTCGTCGGCGAACGCGCGCGGCTTCGCCGACTGCCGGGCGTGGCCACGCATCGACCGGTCCCGATCGTTGATCGCCTGCCACACGAACTGCTCGGCCATCAGATCCAGCCAGCCGCGCAGCAGCTCCGGGTCGGTGTCGCGGAGGTGCTTCACCAGCCGGCCGGCGGCGACCCGGGCGACGTACGGGCCGTCGCCGGTCTCGGCGTCGATGGCTGCGCGCATCTCGGCGGCGTAGTCCCGGATCACTGCTGGACCGTCCGCGCCCGCTCCGCGGCGGCCCGCATGCCGGCCACCACCTCGGCCTGCGGGTGGTCGTCGCTCCACTCGTAGACCGCGGGCGCGTCAACGTCGACGGCTTCCAGGTACTGGCGGAGGGTCCTGGTGGCGTCGAGGTACGCGACCTGGCGGTCACGGTCCTCGGCGGCGACCGGCTCCGGGTCGGCGCGTCCGGTGAGGACCAGACGCAGCGCGCCCAGCGCGCACACCTGGCCCTGGTCGTCGGTGTAGTCGCCGACGCACTTGCCCCGCAGCGCCATGGCGTCGGCGGCGGCGTCGAGGATGTCCGCCACCGGTGTGTTCGGCGGCAGCACGGTCAGGGTGTCACTCATTGCCGTTCCCTTCCGGGTCGGTCGGTTCGTCGTTGCTGGCGCGCCGAGGGCGAAGGCCAGTTGCATCGCCATCACCCCCGGTCTCGTATCCGGACTGCTGGGCGAGGGCGATCACCGCGAACGCGGCGCACATGGCCAGCCGGTTCTGGTCGCCGAAGTCCTTCCAGGCCGACGCCATGTCGAAGGCCACCACCGTCGGGTCGTCGCCGCCGGCCAGCTGCTTGCGGGCCTTCGCGACGACGTTGCGCGTCGCCTCGCGGCCGTTCGCCGCCCACTGGTCGAGGGCCGCCTGCAGGTGGGCGGGCAGGGTGTCAGCCACGGCGCACCCCCGCCTCCACCGCGGCGGCCTCGCAGGCCTCGTGGTCGGTGCACCAGTGCCGGCCGAACGCGGTCACCCCGCCCGGCTGGTACGCGAGGGCGGCCAAGCCGCGGGCCAAGTGGTTGAACGTGTCAGCGGTGCCCCCGCCGTCATCGGCCGGCCGGGCCATGCTGCCGTGCGGGGCAACCGTCCTGCGCCGCCACGCAGCCAAGGCGTCCGGGTCGCAGCGTGCCCCGCGGCCGTCGCCGTCGTGCAGCCACGTCGACGCGTACCGGTCGTCCGGGTGGATCGGCTGCCCGCAGTGCACGCACGTGCCCGTCGACGGGCGGCGCCGCTTGGTGGCCCACATCAGCTGGTCGCCGCGCGACCCGACGACGGTCGCGCCCTGCTGGGCCCACACCTGCCGGGTGTGGTCGCGCTCCTCGATGTCGAGGCGGGCCAGCTCCAGCATCCACAGCGGCACCGCGGCGTCGAGGGCGGTCAGCAGCACGTCGGGCAGCGCGGTGGACTCGGCGATGACCTGGGCGGTGATCTGCACATCAGCCACGGCCGCCACCGCCCGCATGGCTGAGGGCCCGCAGTTCTTGCTCGCCGAATTCCAGCGCCCGATGCACCCGGTCGGCGCACTCCCGGAACCCCTGAAGCCGCGCATCCTGAACTGCGGGCGGAACGTCGACGGGGCAGTCACCGATGAGGTCGGCGAGTCGTACGCCGAACACGTCGGCCAGGTCGGCGGCCTCGCCGAGGCTGACCCCGCGTTCCCCCTTCTCGATGCGGCTCAGGGTCGTCTGGTGCCAGCCGTGCCCGTGCGCTTCCATGCGCTTGGCAACCTGCCGCTGCGACAGGCCCATCTGCTGGCGGGCGCTGATCGCGTTCTGCCGGAACGCCACCTCGATCGGCCTCATCGACCGCCACCCCCGCAGGTGCACGTCGCGCAGTGCCGCACCGACGGCTGGGCGGCCGGGGCCGGGCCGGGGTCACGCTTCGCCGACGCCGGCGCGGCGGCCGGGCGCCCCTCGACTCCATCCCGTGCTTCCCGCCGGCCCTTCAGCCGCAGCGTCGCCTCCGCCACCGACAGCCGGCCGGTCCGCACCTCGGACTGCTCCGTCGGCGTCAGGTGCACCAGCGCGATCCGGTCCCGCACCCAGCCCGGGGACCGGCCGACCAGGCGGGCGATCTCCTCCCGCGTCATCCGCTCGTGGAACATCAGCCGGTGCAGCGCAGCGGCCTCAGCCATCGGGTCGAATGCCTTGGTGTGGGTGCTGATCGCCAACTGCCGGAGGATCCGTTCGGCGTCGCCGGGCGGGCGGCGGACCACCGCGTCGAGGTGCCGCACGCCGGCTTGGTTGGCAGCCGCGTGCCGGCGGTGGCCGTCGATGAGCCGGAACCGGCCCTCGGGCAGTTGCTCGACGATGACCGGCAGCTCCTGGCCGACCGCGCGCAGCGATGCGGCGAGCTCGTCGACGTCGCCGACCGGGCCCCGGGCGTTGGGGCCGGGTTCGATGAGGTCGAGGGGGATCCGCAGCACCGTGGAGACGGCCGTCGCGCTGTTCATCGCCATCTCCGGCCGCCTTGCCGGGCCGCGCCAGATGACGACGGCACCACCGGGTGCCGGGCGCACCGCGAGCACGTGGTGGCCCCGCTGCTGGCGGGGATGTAGTGCGGGCAGCCGGTGGCAGGCACCACGGTGGCCGGGAAGGTGATCGTCATCGCGGGCCACCTCCCGGCGCCCAGCCGCGCGGCCGGCGGTGTGTGTCGGCGGCGGGGCAGCGCGCGAAGTGCGAGGTGTGCAGGTCGGTGCGGCCGAACCGGAACTTGACCTCGACGACCCGGGACCGCACCTCGGCCTTGTCGACGGTCAGCACGATCGACCCGTCCGGAGAGGGCCGCGCGTCAACGGGCATCCGCTTGCCCTTGTCGGTCACCGTCCAGATCACCGGCCGGCGGCACGACGCGCACGGCACCGTCTTGAACGCGGGTGTGGCGGTCATGGCCGGCCCGCCTCCCACCACTGCGTCTCCCAGTCCACGGTCTGCGGGGTGTGACCGGCGAGCCGGGCGCCGGCGGCCCGGTCGAGGTCGCCGTGATCGAGGTACGCCGGCGGGTGCCGTCGGGCGAACGCCACCACCTCCGCGGCGGCGTACCCGAGCAGCAGCAGCGTGAGGATCCCGGCCTGCGCGAGTCGGCCGTGCGCGATCAGCCACAGCATCGACACGGGGCCGAACGCCACCGCGGCGATCGCCACCACCGCCCGGCGGTAGCCGGCCGGCCGGCGGGCCGGGGCGGGCCGGCCCGCCGGGCGCGGCACCGTGAACGGCCGCGTCGGGCGGGGCCGGCGGCTGGCCTTCACCGGACACCCCGCCGGCGGGCGTCTTCCTCGGCGTACAGCCGGGGCCGGGTGTCGGCGATGACCGACCAGCCCCGCAGGTCGAGGACCAGGCCGTGGGTCTCGTAGCAGTGCCCGCAGAAGGCCAGCCGGCCCTTCGGCCCCGACTCGACGGTCGCGTACGGCCGGCCGGCGTAGTAGCTGGACTCGACCATCACCAGCGCGATCGCGGACGGGTGCCGGTCGCAGACGGGCGGGCGGCGTTCCAGGTCCCGCTGCTCGGTCAGGCGGATGGTGCCGGTGGCCGGCGCGGCGGGGCCGGCCGTGGGGTCGTGGCCGCGGATCAGGTGCTCGTCGTGGTTCGGGTGGTTCATGAGAGGATGCCTCCCGGTCTCTTCGGTTGAGGCCGGGGTGGGCGCCTGGAGATTCCAGCTCGGCGGACGCCCACCCCGGGGCCATTAGCCGTCGACCTGGTCGAGTCGGCGGATGAGCTGGTCGAGCGAGTGCCGCTGGGTGCGCACCGCGTGGATCCAGGTGGGTCCGTGGGTGCCGGCCTGGTAGAGCCAGGTGGCCAGGTCGCCGATGTGCATCTCGACCTGGTTGAGGGCGTTCTCGATCCGGTCGCGGACCGCGGGGTCGAGGGCGGGGGGCTCGGGCACGGGCCCCGGGTCGTGCGGGTCGACGGCCGTCTCCACGGCCTCTCCCTCGATCACCCGCACGTATGGCGACGCGTTCTCCGCGACCCAGGCGGCCCGCTCGGCCGGATCCTGGATGTACGGGTCGGTGGGGGTTACCCCCTCCCCGCCCGGCCCGGCCGGGGAGGGGGCTGGGGTGGTTGCCGAGTCCGGCGGGGCTTGTCCCCCACCCGCCGGACCATCCACCCCATCCGCCGGGGCCGGACTGCGTGAGCCCTCGGCGGCCGTCATGTCGGCGCAGTCGGCCGAGTCGTGCTCATGCGGGTTGCAGACCGGGCACTGCTCCGAGTTGTTGGGGCAGTAGCAGTTGCGGGTGACCCCGGTCGCGCCCGCCCCCGCAGGCGCGACCGGGGCTGCGGCGGCTCCGGCAGGGCTGCTGGAGGACAGCCCCTCACCGCCCGCATCTGCCGAGGCAAGGTCGCCAACCTCGGCAGCCGTCTTCGGTCGGCTGGACGCGTACTGCTTGCCGTCCAGCCCGACCACTCGCCCTGGTGCGTCATCCGTCGCGCCTGCCTCGCGCAGGTCGCGGCGGACGGTGGCGTCGGAGGTGCCCAGCGCACCGGCGATCGCCCGGGTGGACATGCCCTCCGCGTGCAGCGCCGCTGTCGCCTGCTGCCGCTCCTCCAGCGGCATCCGCAGCCCGGCCAGCTCGGCGTCGCAGTACGCCGCCCACGACGGGTAGCCCAGCGCCAGGTCGGCGCGCCGCCGGAATGCCTGCTTGATCAGCGGCAGCAGGTCGGTGACCCGGGCGCGGATCTCGGCGGTCAGCTGGCGGGCCTCGGCCTCGGTCAGCCGGTCCGGCGGCGCGGCGTCCAGCAGCGCGGGCAGGGGCGTGGCCGGGCGGGCCGACTGCATCCACTCGGCGACGTCGGCGACACCGCCGGACGCGGGCGCGGCCGACACCGGGCGCGGGTCATCGGCCGGCCAGCAGCGGCGGCACGGCTTGCCCTCCATCACGTTGGTCGCCTGGTCGCGGCTGTAGATGTCGCCGGTGCGCATCGACCGGTCGCATCCCGTCCGGCCGTCGTCGCTGGGCCCGGGCCAGCGGGCGATGCGGTGGAACTCCAGGCCGCGCCGCTCGGCGGCCATCCAGACGTGGCGGTCGGGGTCCGGCTGGGCCGGCGGCGGGGGAAGTACCACCGCCGGCCCGGCCGGCTCGCCTGCCTCGGCGGAGCCGCGAACCTCCGCGTCGGCTACCGGCGCAGGCCGGGGGTCGGTGGCCTGCGTCTCGGTGTCCGGCCGGGCGTCGGCCGGTTCACCCGCTCGCGACTGCGGGTGGTCGGGGGTTACCCCGGCGGCGTCCACGGCGTCGGTGGACGCCGCCGGGGCTGGAGCGGCGTGGTCGACGGGGCCACCACCGGCATTGCCGGGTCGACGGGCCTCAGCGTCGACGTCCGCTTCATCCGCCAGCGGAGGATCTCCGACGCTGGCGGCCGTGGGGGCCGGCCCGTCAGGGTGGGCGGCAGCGGTCGGTCGGGACCTGTCCTGACGGGCCGGGGTCTTCGGGGTCGAGCCGGCGGCGTCCGCGCTGGTGCGGAACCACAGCACCGGGGCGCCGCGCTCGATCGGGTCCACCTTGTCGGCGCGGCCCGCACTGGCCAGGGCACGCAGGTGGCGGGTGACGGTGGAATAGCCCATGCCGGTCACCTCGGCAAGCAGGGCGGGGCTGATCGGTTCCTCTGTCGGGCCGGGCAGCTGCCCGAACACGATCTCGGCGGGGGCGACCTTGGTCATCTCTGGCTCACGTCCTTCGCGGGGAGGTTTGGTGGGGTGCCGGCGGTGGGGGTCCGCCCCGTCCGCTGCCCGGGACAGCGGGAGAGCGGCACCGCCGGCACCCCTTCGGGGGGAGGGGGATCTAGCGGGAGGCGGCGGCCAGCGCGAGGGCCGGCAGCGCGGCGGCCTCCATGTCCCAGGCGGTGTCCCCGTCGGCGAGCTGCGCGGCGGCGGTCACCGCGTGCATCACCCCGCCAGCGGAGAGCTGCCCACCGGCGATGAAGCAGGACAAGATGTTCTGCTGCTGCGCCTCGGTGAAGCCGAGCTTCTTGCTGACCGTGGTGATGACGCCCTGCGGGTCCTTGACCGGCGCGCCGGCCGCTTCCTCCAGCTCGGCGACCTTTGCCTTGACGTAGTCGGTGTCGAGGAACGTCGCGACCGCGTCGGCGGTCTGCGCCGTCACCAGGTCGAGGGCCTTGCGCTGGGTGGTCTCGGACCAGCGGATGACGCCGGCGTCGAGTCGGCCGCCGATGTGGACCTCACGCAGCGCGTCGGCGGTGATCGTCAGGCCGTTGTTGCAGACCTTGACGACCAGGCGGGGGGTGATGGAGAACGCGCCCCCGCCCGTCTCGCTGTTGCTGATGACGAAGCCGGCGAACACGATCGGCTCTTCGCCGGCGGGGATGGCCTGGCCCTCACCGCCGGCCGCTGCGGCGACCCGCTCTGGCGTCCAGCCGTTGCCGACGTCCTGCCCGCCCCACGGGGACCGGTAGCCCTTCAGCAGATCGGGGGCGTACGCCGCGATGCCGGGGTGGGTGACCCGCACGTACATGCGCCGGTCGGTCAGGTCCGCGCTGATGTGCGGCATGTCGGAGCCCGGCTCGCCCCAGCCGTGGCGGCGCATCCCGTCGAGGGCGGCGAGCAGCACGTCGAAGTTGTCGATGGTGCGGTACCGGTCACTGAGGAACGCGCGCAGCACGCCCCGGGACTCGACCGTCTCGGCGTCGCCGCGCAGGAGCCGCACAAGGTAGGAGCCGGAGTCGCGGGACAGCCAGCCGTTGACGTTCGCGTCGTACAGGTCCGGGGCCTCGGTACGCAGCCGCCGCACGTACTTCAGCGGGATGCCCAGCTTGTCGGCGATCCCCTCGTCACCGACGCCGGTCGGCACGTACCGGCCGTTGGCGTCGGTGACCCCGTCGTCGGTCAGGACCGGGGACACGTCGCGCAGGCGCAGCGCGCCGCCGTCGAAGGTCATCTCCCGGGCGGGTATCACCAGGTCCAGCGCGCGGGTGCGCTGGTCGTTGAGGGCCGCCGCGAGGGTGGCGAGGTCGCTGTGTCGCAGGGTGTCGGTCATCTCCAGTCATCCCCTCCGTGGGATCGGGTTCGTGCTCTTTGTTGGCTTGCTCGGCTTCGGCTTGGCCGGCTTCGGCGGCTTGCCGGGGTTCCGCGGTTTCGGGACCGTCGCCGGCCGGGGCGCGCTGGTCGGTTTCGACCAGGGGAAGGGGCTCACCCGACCCTCTCCGCGACCGGCAGGAACTCCGCGACGGGAACGCCCAGGGCGGCACCGATCCGCTCCAGCTCGGCGGTGTCAAACGGGTACTCGCCGCGCAGTCGTCGAGACAGCGACTGCTGGGACATGTCGATCAGCCCGGCCAAGGTCTGCTGGGTGATGCCGCGTCGGGCCATTTCGGCCCGGATGCCGGATGCCACGGCGTGGGTAAGGTTCTCCGCCATGTCGTAAGCGTCTTACGCTCAGCGTAAGGTGTCAAGCATGCAGCACAAGATTCTTTGAATGGGGGCATGACTTTTACTCACTGCGCGGGTAATCTGCGGTCATGACGACGACGCCTGTGGGCACCGCGAAGCCCACTCTCAGCGCGCAAGTAGCACGCGAGATCCGCGCGGAAATGGGCCGTCAGCGCATGTCGGCAGCGAAGCTGGCACGACAGCTGGGGGTCAGCGAAGCATGGACGTCACGGCGTCTCAGTGGCGACCAGACCATCGACCTGAACGACCTGCAGCGCATCGCCGACGTCCTCGGCGTGGACCCCCTGGCCCTGTGGCCGCAGGAGGCGACGCGGATTAACGCACGTTCTCACGTGATGGCTGAACAGGCAATGTCGGACGCCACCCGGGCCACCGATGAACGCCGGCGCGCGCCGGATCGGCCGAAGGGACGACCGGTTAACGAGGCCACGCGGCCGGCATCGGGTGATCAGTCGAGTCGCCGCAGGCCGAGTCGGATTCGTCCGGCCGGCCGGACGATGCCCCGCTGACGTGCATCGATGCACGATCCGAACAGGCACGCCCACCACCAGTAGTCGGCCTCAGGCGGTCGCTCGCGACGCCGCACCGAGGGCCTTGATCGGACAGGAGGGTCCGACCCAATGCGCACAGTACCGAGAACTCCCGCTGGCACGGCCGACGCCACGGCGGCGAGGCGCGTGTCTGTCGCCGGCCGCGGCGTGCTGGCCCGCGCCGTGTCGATCGACTGGGACTGGAACCTGCGCTTCAGCAGCGAGGACAAGATGATCGACGCCGTGGCCGACCTTGCCGATGAGGATCTGGCCGGGGCGTACCTGCTCGCCCACTACCTGCGCGAGGCCATCGCGTGCCTCGAGATCCACCGACGGACCGAGCAGCTGCCGCCGCCCGTCCAACGGGGCACCGGGCAGTGCCAGGCGGCGCCGGCCGATGACCTAGACCAGGCGGCCACCGGCATGGCGGCAGCCGGTGAGGCTGGTGAGATCAGCCGGGGGCGGCGGTGACCGCGCCCGCGCGAGAGGTCACCGACCTCATCGACCACTACACCACCCACCTGCGGATCCTCGGCCGCCGACCGAAAACGATCAACAGCTACCGGCAGATCCTGGCCCGCGCCGACCGCGAACTCCCCTACGGACTGGAGTCCGCGTACCCAGAGGAACTGACCGCGTGGATCTGGGCGGACAACCGCTCCAAGGAGGCGTCGAAGCTGTACCGGGCGGCCATCGTCGGCTTCTACGCCTGGGCGTGCCCCGACCCCGACGACCTGGACGACAACGCGTGGCTTGACCAGAACCCGGCCCGCCGGCTGCCCGGCGTCCGGGTGGAGAAGGGCCGGCCACGGCCGATCACCGCCGCGCAGCACCACGACATCCTCGCCCGGGCCGCCGACCCCTACTGGCTGTGGTACCTCATCGCCGCCTACCAGGGGATGCGCTGCTGCGAGATCGCCGAGCTCGACCGCGGCGACGTGTACGAGACGGTCACCTTCGTCAACGGCAAGGGCGGCAAGTCGCGGCGGATCCCCACCCACCCTGCGGTGTGGGACGCCGTGCGGGACCTGCCCGCCGGTCTCATCGCCGGCGGCGCGACCGCCGAAGCGGTCAGCGACCGCGGCAACCGTCATCTGTGCCGGCTCGGCCACCAGGACGTGACCATGCACCGGCTGCGCCACTGGTACGGCACCAACGTCAACGACGCCGGCGGCGGCGACCTGCGCATGACGCAGGAACTGCTCGGCCACTCGTCGCCGGACACCACGTCGATCTACGTGGCCACGGTCAGCGACAAGGCGACCGCCGCCGTGCGGGCGCTGCCGCCCCCGCCGTCGAGGGGAGGTGATCCCACATGATCAGCCTCAGGCAGCGTTTCGTGCTGCTGACGGTCGTGCTCGCCGGCGTCCTGGTTACCGCGGTCTACGTCCTCGCGGGCTGCCCCGCGCAGGGCCAGCCGGCCACGCCGCCGCCGCTGGCGCCGTCCGCGCCGGCATGCACCGCGTACGACCGGCCGTGCCCGCCCTGGGCCGGATAGCGTGATACCAATGGATGCGCCCCGCCCGGGTTCGGGCGGGGCGCATCGTCGTGTCAGATGCGGCGACGTCGGGGCCGGCGGCGGGCAGGCGCAACGTGCAGCGCGTCCGGTGGGGGCGGCAGCATGTGCGCGCCGGCGATTTCGAGGCGGGGCCTCCGGTCGGCCGGAAGGTGGTCCGGGTCGGAGACGACCACGACGTCGACCTTCCCAGCGGCCATCAACTGCCCGACGTCGTCCCACGGGGCGGCGGTGATGACCCCAAGCAACTCGTAGCGGCAGCGCCGGACGTGGTGCAGGCAGGCCATGACGTGGGGTTCAAGGGGATCGAGGTCGGGGGGAATCCAGATGGCGGCGACTTCCAGTGACGACCACACCATGACGATTTCGCCAGCTACAAGTTGCAGAGTCAACAATTCTCCGCCGGTCTGACAGATAACGCGGGATCTGCCTCTGCCTATCCGAACAGGCGTACTGCTCAAACAGGAAGCCGCTACTCCGGCTCGATTCCCCCGGCACGCAGGATCCGCCGGATGTGCTCCCGTGAGTAACCGGTCCGCCGTGCGATCTCCGACTGGCTGATGCCGGCCTGCCACGCCTCGATGATGCCGGCGGCCAGCGCGCGGCGGGCTGCGGCCTGTGCCTCCCGTGCTGCCTTGACCTTCGCTTCGGCGGCCCGTTCGGCTGCCGGCACCGCACTCTCGGCGCGCCGGTACGCCTTCACCAGGTCGTCGAGCGTGGCCACGTCGCGGAATCCTATGTATCCGCCGGGGCCTGCCACGACGTGGGGATCTTGTGTGGTCCACACGGAACGACACCATGTATCCACATCAAGGGTTGATGATGTGGCACTGCCAGGCATACCGTGAGCAGTGAGACGGTCATCCATCGTCACCGTCAAGGCGGGCCCCGGGAAGCTGTGGCGCAGCGTCCCGGGAGCCCTTGATCGACCCCGGGAGGTCGACCCATGAGAACCCTACCCATCGCGCTCCCCACGTGTGGAGGGCCCGCCACCGTCCGGCTGGAGATCTACAGCGCCGCCAACGGCGACCTGCACGGCTCGCTGGACGCCTCGGCGTACGTCTGCGACCTACATGGCATCCCGGCGGTGTCGGCGTGCCAGGCGGCCGGCCTCACCGCCCGCCGCGTCCCCCTCGCCCCCGACATCAACCGGCCGTGCGGGCACGTGCACGTCTACCCCACCGGGCAGCTCTCCGACCCGGCCGACATGCCACACCCGCACTGGTGCGACCGCCGCGACTGCGCCGGCCGTGGCCAACACCGGTCGGTCCGGCTGCCAGTCAACGCAGGCTGCCCCGACCCGACCATCGTCGAGCTGACGCTGACGCAGGCCCTCGCCGCCGCCGTCGACCCGATGCTGACGTTGACCGTCATCGACGCCGGCGGCCAAGAGGTCGTGCTGTCCCTCGGCCAGGGTCGCGTCCTCTCCCACCAGGTACGCCGACTGCTCGACCTGAGCAAGGGGTGCCGAGGCGCTAGGCGGGCGTCCTGGTAGAGCCGCCCCCGGACCCGCTGCGGCCCGCCACCTCCGCACCCGGTGGCGGGCCGCGGTCTCCCCGCGTGGTCATCGTCATGCCCGATCACGACCAGGCCCAGCGGCTCGCCGACGCCGCAGCCTACGCCCTCGACTGCGGCTACCAGGTGACCGCCGTCGCGGAGGCGGCCGTGGCCCTGCGGATGGTCCTCGATGGGCACGCCGACCTGCTGATCGCCGCAGCGCTCGACGACCTGCCGCAGGTCGAGGTCGCCACCACCGTCCGGCCCGTGGTCCCCCGGCAGCGGGCCGTCTCCGGCGATGTGGTGCCGCCGGAGGCCATACCGTCGGCACGTCGCCGGCCACGCCGGCGTCTGCGAGGTGCGACACGTGACGCACCTGGTGACCATTGACCGCCGCGAGTACCGTGCCCGGCATGAACCTGTCCGATCGGCACCCGTATCTGCCGCTGATTCTCGTCTGCGCCTGGCTTCTCTTCTGTATCACGGTCGGAATCACGGCGCCGTTCATCTTCGCCTACCTTGGACAACTGGGGCAGCCGTGACCACACCCGACCAGCCGACCCGCCCGTTTCCGCAGCAGCCCGGGCCGTACCCGCCACCACCGCACCCGCCCGTGCCCGGCCCGTATGGCTTCTACCCGCCGCCGAGGAAGAAGAGCTTTTGGAGTTCGACCGGCGGCATCCTCATCATCGTGTTCGGGTCGATCGGCCTGGTCGTGCTGCTGTGTGGCGGTCTGGCTGTGGTTGGCGCCGTCGGCGAACGCAACGCCGTGAAGAAGATCGACGTGGAGCTTACGTCGTGTGGCGGCACGGGCAGCGTCGCGAAAGTCGGCTACTCGGTGACCAACAACGGAGACAAGGCCCGCCGAGTCAGGATCGACATCGAGTACCGGGACTCGTCCGGGGCTCGCCTGGATACTGACACCGCCTACGTGGGGAGCGTGCCAGCGCACGACACGGTGCGGGGCGAGGAGTCGACATTTCTGAACGCAACGCCTAGCGACGGCTCCATTACCTGTAAGGTCGCGAAGGTGCACTGAACCCAGGCACGGAGCGCCCCCAACCTGGCGAAGCAGAGCGGGGCGATGTCGTTCGTCCTGGCTGACGGCGCATTCGCCCTACGGCAGGTACGGGCCGCCGGCTGCGCGGCCGGTGCGGCCGATCTCCGGCCGGTTCCCGGGCCACACCTGGTTTGCGCCGCCCGGCCGGCGGGCGTCGGACGGGCATGGCACCTCCGACAGCCACGGCCGCTCGACGTCGACCTTCGGCGCGTGACCGGTGAACGCGATACCCCACAGCTGGCGCAGCTGCTGCCAGTCCGGGTGGGCGTCGCAGTAGGCGCACTCGCCGGGGGCGTGCAGCACCGCTGAGTCGCAGTGCGGCATCCTCGGCGGCGCGTTCACCGGCACGGCAGCGCACGGTCCGTCGTGGCCATATCCACGGGGGCAGGTCCACCCCACGGGCGGACGGTCGCAATCGCCCTGGCGGCCGGGAGGGTCAGCCGCCAGGTGGGCGGGCCGGTCGACTCTCGCGCCGCGCCGGAACGGCCACATGGTCACGGCTCCCTCGGCGGCTTCCAGCCCGGCGCGGCGGCCAGCGGCGGGAACACCTGCTGGAAGAACCGGTTGACGCTGGGGACCGCCAGAACGCGGGTGATCGCGCCGGCCACGGCGAGGATCGCCGCGACCCACGCCCACCGCTCGACCCCGGCCGCCCGGGCGGCCTCGGGCAGCATGATGGCCACCGGCGGGATGTACGCCACGATGGTGCGCAGCACCGCCCGCCACGGATGCCGCGCCTGCGTGGTCGTGCTCGGATCGGTCATGAGGGTCTACCTCCCTGCCGGCGGCGCGGTGGCCCCTCGGGCACCAGCAGCCGCAACCGCTCGATCGTCATGCCTGGCTCGTGATGGATCAGCTGGGTGATCCGCGACACCAGCGACTCCAGGTACTCCAGGTCGACCCGGATGGTGGCCACCTCCCGGCGGACCTGCGCCGTCTCGGCGCGTGCCGCCCTCGCGTCCTTGCGCGCTGCCGCCGCCTCCGACTTCAGACTCTCCGCCCACTCCAGCGTGGACTCCGTCAGCGTCCGCACCCGCTCCACGGGCGTGCCGCGCTGCCGCAGCTTCCGCAGCGCCGCCTTGATGATCTCGCCCCCGCCGGCGGAGGCGATGATGCCGCCCACGATCGTCGCGAGGGCCACCCAACCGTTGGTCACCTCAGACCCCGCAAATCGCGGGTGATCTGCACGGCGCGGACGGCGTTCGCGATCGCCCAGCCCGTGACGACGGTGGCGCTGATCAGGGCAGCGAACCCGACGGAGGTGACCGCGATGGTGGCGTAGAGGATCAGGGCGCCGGTCTGCGCCACCATCGCGCCGCGCTCCAGCTCCAGCCCCTCCTCGGTGTCCCGGGAGAAACACGCCCAGAGCCCGGCGGCGCCGGTCGCCAGCAGGGCGATCGCCCAGCCGTACACCACGGCCGTAGGTAGGGCGGCATTGACGCTTCCGGGCCTCGGCGCGCCCGCCAGGTAGGACAGGCCGAGGAACACCGACACCGCCAACAGCATCACCTCGTGCGGGCGGCGCCGGCCGGACACCACCAGCAGCGGCGGCGGCCGGTCATCCATATCAGGCCGCGTCCGGTGCGAGGCCGCCGGCGAACGCGTCCCGCACGCCCTGCTCCACCGCACCGACGACCTGGTCGCGGGTCATCCCCCCGAGGTCGTCGGGCAACTGCGCCGTTACCGCGGCGACCAGTTGCGGGGCGAGCAGGTCGGCCAGCTGCGCCTCGTCGACCGGGTCCCGACCGGCCAGGGCCGCCACGTCGGCGCGCAGCACGGCGAGCTGGGCCCCGAGTTGCGCAAGCCCCGCCGGGATCGCGGGCCAGTCGGGGTACGCCTTGAGTACCGTCGGGTCGGCGTTGTTGGCGAGCATCCGCAGCCACCAGGTGACCGCGTTCTCCGGCTTCCCGGTGTCCGGGTTGGGGGCCAGGTTGCCGGTCAGGATCTTGCGCACGTCGGCGCGCAGCTCCGCCAGCTCGCGCTCCACGTCGGCCAGGGCCATGGGATCCTCCTCCGATCCGGTGAGCAGCGCCCGCAGCTGCGCCAAGGTGCCGCGGTACGCGTTGACGTCGGTCTGCCCGGACGCGCCGGGGCAGTCGATGTTGCTGCCGTACTGCCACATGGTCGGGGTGGCCCCGCCGTACGCGTTCCAGCCGCGCCCGGTGTCGCCGCCCCGGGCGCGGTAGACGGACGCCGGCGAGCCGTCGGGGTTGGTGCCGTAGTCGGAGGCGACCAGCGGGCAGCGCAACGGCCGCAGGTCCGGGCGGCCCATGTGGCCGTCCCAGATCCACCGCGGCAGGTACACCGTCAGCACCCGGCGGTCGACGGCCCGCCACCGCTCGACGAACCGGCGGGCGTCGTCGAAGCGGGGGTGCAGGTTGCGGGAGACCAGTTCGTCGTACCGCTCGACGTCGAGCATCGCCCAGGCCGCGCCGGTGGCGTCCATCTCGCGGCGCAGCCAGTCGACCTGCCGGGCGATGCTGGCCGCGTCGCCGCGCACCAGGTTGTGATACCCGCCCGTCAGGAAGCCGGCCGACCGGGCGGCCTTGACCATGCTGCCGAAGTAGCGGGTCTCCGGGGAGAAGCCGGACGGGTCGCCGTAGGTGGCGCGGGCCACCATCACCGGCGATGTCGCCTCGCGGATCCTGGCCCAGTCCAGCTGGCCGCCGTGACGTGACCAGTCGTGGTGTGAGACGTCCACGTACAGGACCGTCACATGGTTCTCCTCCTCGTGATCGACTCTACGCGGTCCACGCCGAGTAGATCGAGGTGCCGTTGACGCCTCGGGTCAGGGCCCGGTACTCGTACGGCACACCGGACACAGCCCGCCAGTCGTCGACCGTGGCGCCGCCGGCCACACCGGCGGCGACCCGCACCCCCTCGCTGGTGTCGCCGACCGGCCGGCGGTACAGGTCCTGGTCGACCAGCGCTGGCTGCCCACCGGACGGGGCGGGGTTGGTGATGACCACGCGGATCACCCCGGACGCCGGCAGCGGCGCCGGCACCAGGGTCGGGGTGGGTGGCTCCAGGTAGTCGACGGTGAACGCCACCGACTGGATGGTGGAGGCCAAGCCCTCGTTGTTGCGGGTCTGCACCGTCACCGTCCAGCCGGTGCCGTCCGGCAGCCGGTAGGGCACGGTGTAGCTGGTGTCGGTGCCGGTGCGCCAGCCGGAGTCGTGCACGACGAACCCGCCCGGGTTGGTGGCCAGGGTGACCCGGTAGGCGGTCTGCTGCGCCACCGTCCACGCCGCGGTGACGGTGTCGACGGCGATGACCTCCGCGGCGGTAGGCGCGGTGACGGTGGGGTTGACCTTCGTCGACGGGATCAGCACCAGTGCGGCGCTGTAGAGGCTGGCCGTGTCGGAGCTGTCCCAGACTTTGACGGCGTACGAGTGCGGGGCGTCGGCGTCGGCCCCCCACCCGGCCGCGAGGGACCTCGACGTGGTGGCGCCCAGGTTCTTCTGCTCGGTGGCCTGCCACGTCGAGTCGGACGCCCGGAAGTACTGGACCGTCCCCGCCCCGATTTGCCGGGACAGCGCCCACGCCGACTGCGTGTCCGACCGGTCCGGGTCGGAGAACTTCCAGAACAGGTTCAGCGCCGCGGCGACGTCGGCGGCGCCGCCGTTGGGGTAGCCGATCGACGCGGTGTCCCAGGTCGGCGGGTTGGGCGCGTAGGTGATCACCTGTGGGGTGTGCACGATTGTGTTCGGGGTCGGGGTGGCGTGGGCGGTCAGCACGTCGTAGCGGGCGTTGCCGTCCGTGGCCCGCCGCACGCTGTAGTTGTTCCCGGAGGCGCCGAGGATGTCCGTGGTCGACACCGTGGTCCAGCTGGTCCACGTGCCGGTCAGCCGCGCGTAGTCCACGTAGTACAGGTCGGGGTTGCTGGTGCCGACCGCGTACACCCGCAGGTCCCCGGTGACGGAGTTGTAGCCGGCCGAGCAGTTGCGGACCACGCCGGCGGGGTGCACCGGCGTCTGCCGCTGCGTCGTCGCCGTGTTCGCCCGGTTGCGCTCCAGCACCCGCACCGTCGACGTGGCGATGGGGTCCGGATACACCGTCATCAGCCGGTAGCCGTCCCACCGGGCGGTGAGCTGGTCCTGCGCCGGGGTCATGGCTGCGGGGTTCAGCCGGACCGGGGAGGTCGGGCCGACCCACCGGCCACCCGACCACGCCATCTTCGCCACGTACACATCGGTGCGGCCCCACGTCACCCACAGGTGCGCGGGCGCGCCGGTCTTGCCGTCGCCGACGTGCTCGATCTCCAGCGACGGGGTGATCCGGCCCGTGCCGGTGTGGTTCCACCAGCGGGTGCCGCCGTAGATGGCCAGGGTGGCGCGGGGCACGTCGTTGGCGTCGATGGTCTCCCCGAGCATCGTCACACCGATCTTGCTGCCGCTGGTCGTGCCGACCGCGACGGCGACCACCCGCAGCCCACCGGCGGACACCGACTGGATGTCCATGCCGGTGTACACCGCCCCGGCTGAGGCGGCGGTGGCCGCGGCCAGCAGCACCTGGTCGCCCCACAGGATCGTCGTGCCCCGCACGTAGATCCGCTGCGTGTAGATCCGATCCTGGCCGCCCTCGTAGGTGCGGAAAGCCCAGAAGACGTGCCCGTCGGTGGGGATGTGGATGGAGGAGATCTCCTGCACGCTGGCGCGGACCTGCGAGGTGACCAGCGCCCACGTGCCGCCGTTGTCCTGCGACCGCCACAGCTGGTAGGTGTTCGCGGTGCTGGCCTTCACCATCGCCCAGAGGTGGCCGGTGACCGGGGACCGGTCGATCAGCGTCGTCGACGGCCAGACCAGCGGCGCGCTGTTGGTGGTGGTGGTGACCGTGGCCATCAGTGGATCTCCTCCCACGTCAGGTTGAGGCAGTCCTCGGTGCCGCCCAGCTCGAACTGGCCCCCGGCCGTGGTCGTCCGCATGTACACCTGCACGGTGTACGACCCGGCCGCGATGGCCGGTAGCGTGCGGACAGCGGAGTACCCGCGCCGGTCGTTCGCCACCGACAGGCCCATGCGCCCGACGTCGTAGTTACCCACCACCGCCCCACCTGAGTTGTTCCTGATCTGAACCCCGTAGTGCAGGCGGGTGTACGCGGCGTTGGACCGGTAGCCGGTCCCCTCGATGCGGACCCGCATCCGGCTGCCGTCCAACTCCTTGGTCACGTCGGTGATCGCCGCCCCCGGGATGAGGGTGTTGGAGGTGCCCAGCACCGTCGCGGTGATCGTGCCGTCGTTCTCGACCGTGCGGACGTTGTTCTGAAACAGGCGGCCGTGCACCCAGAACTCAGTCGGATTCATCGACACCTGGTGGCCGTAGAACCACGTGTCGTGGTTCATGAACCACACAGCCGGGTCCGGCTTGCCGACGCCGTACTGCTCAAAGATGATGTCCGCGCTGTGGAACCGGACGTACGGGACGCTATCCAGGAATCGGACACTGGAGTCTTTGAACCAGGTGAATCCCTCAAGGTTGATCTGGTGGTCCGTCTTGACGTTGCTGGCCGTGGGCGACGACGGATCGCCCGGCGTCGGGTACTTCACATGCCCGAACAACATCACCTTTTCGTTGGCGGTGGAGTCCAGGGTGTTGCTGACGCCGATGAAGAAGTAGCCGACCTCCAGCCCGGAGGTCTTGTCCACGTCGTACATCAGCATCGCCACGCCGATGCCGTACGTCTGCAACTCCGGCGGGGTGTCCGCGCCCACCGCCATCCGCTGCTGGCCGGTGCCCGCACCCGGGTTAGTGAAGCTGCCGATGACCACCCAGTCGGTGCCGATGCGCACCAGGCCGACCCGCATTCCGGGGAACACGGGGAAGGCCCGGAACTGCTTGACCGGGACGGCCACGGCGGAGCCGTCGAGCACGACCGTCAGCGGGTCCGTCGACACCGCCGAGGGGGAGGTGGCCACCGTGCCCGCGGCGGTGATCAGGCCCCCGCTGTCGGCGTCATTGGCGTCGTCGGCGTCGGCGACGTAGCTGGCGATGTCGTCAGCGAGGCTCATGCCGTCACGTCCCTCGGGATCGGGCCGGTCCACACATCTGGCCGCGCCTGCGACCACTCGTGACTCATCTCCCCGCCGTCCAGCGGCAGGGTCCACGCGGTCGCCAGCATGTCCGGCCACGGCCATGCCGGGTCGGTCAGCGTGATCCGATCGAAGTGCCAGTGCAGCGGATTCGGCGACGTCGTCAAGGTGACCTTCGCCGGGTTGCGCAGGTCCGCGTCGATGACCTTCTGCGCGGCGCTGACCAGCTCCCGCTGACCGCCGACGTCCAGCGGCACCGGCTTGGTGATCACCCGCCCGCCCCGGGCGTCCACGCTCGTGGGCCCAGCCGACTGGTTGACGTAGGTGAAGACGCCGTCACCGTTCACCGGCGCCGGCCCGTCCACGTTGTTGGACCGGTAGAACACCCACCGGTTGGGCGCCCGGTACAGGTCCTGCTCCACCGACCGCTCCGGGGAGATGATCGCTGTGGCGGGGTCGACGTCGTAGGTCCACTCGCTGCCGCGCTGCCCGGGCGACTGGTACGGCTGCACCCGCAGCCGGCCATCCCAGTCCGACCAGATGCCCTGGTAGCCGATCGACCCCAGCAGGCCGTTGACGACGGTCAGCCAGGTCGTCCGCTCGTCCATCGGCCACACCCGCGCCGACGGCAGCACCGACCCCGCCGACATCTGGTCGATCACGTACTGCGTGACGCCCTGGTCCTGGAGGATCGTCTCCACCGCCGTCAGGTAGCCCGTGCCCTTGTCGACCGCGTACGCCTCACCCACCGGGGCGTTGAGCACGTCCAAGACGTCGTAACCGGTCACCGCGTACAGCGCCGGGTCCGCGCCGAGGGTGTTGCGGGGGCTGGAGGTGAAGTACGCGCCCAGGTTAAACCGGACGTTACGCAGGGTTGGGCTGGACACCAGCATGTAGGGGCGCACCAGCGCCCGCCCCCAGTCCAACGCGCCCTCCAGCACCAGCTGCGCGCTGCCGTGCAGATCCGCGTACGACTGCCGGGTGACCGACCCGCCCTCCAGCACGTCGCTGATGTCGTCGAGGACCGTCAGGGACATGTCCAGCAGCTCGCAGCCGCCGGCGATCTCGATGCCGGGGGCGTCGCGGATCAGCGCGGTCACCTGCGCCTCGGTCAGCGCATCGCGGGGCGGCGCGGTCACGGGCTGCATCACACACCCTCCGGGGTGGTGATCGTGCGCAGCGACAGCGGCACGTCGTAGCGGTCGCGGTTGTCCCGGTGCTCGACGGCGGGCACCTCGAAGAACACCCCGGTGAACCACTGCCCGCGGTGGTCGCGCAGCTGCACCGGCACGCCCATCCAGGACTCCAGCCGCGCGAGGTCGGCGAACGTCACCTGCACCAACGTCACCTCGAAGCGGCCCCGCACACCGGCCTGAGTGATCGAGCGCTGCCGGCCGCCGGCGTAGGTGCGTACCTCGCCGTCCTTGGATGATGAGCGGGCGCGGCCGGGGGCGGACTGCGCGGAGATGGCCTCACCGCTGTCCAGCCGGTTGATCCAGACTCGGTCGAGTGTCAGCGTGGCCATGCCCCGGTCCTGCCTCTCACTCGCAGCGTCTGCCCCACCCCGTTGATCGCCTGACCGACGCCCGGCGCGATCTCCGCCACCGCGGCGATGGTGTCCTCCTGGCGGCGGATGAGCACACGCAGCAGGGTGGCGATGTCGTCCATCGACCGGGCGGTAGTGACCGCTTCCGGCCGGCCGGTGCCGTTGTAGATCGGCGGGTTCCAGCCGGGCATCAGCTGGCCGCCGGAGTCCATCACCCGCGGCCGGGCCGTCGCTACGGCGGTCGGCGCCATGGTGGTGGTGCCGGGCCGCCAGCCGGTGGGCCACGACATGATCTGCCGCCGCAGCTCGAGCACGGCCTGCTGCCCGCCGAGCCGGTCGACCTCCGGCGCGGTGAACACGTGCTCGCCGCGGGCCAGCAGGTAGGCGCGCGAGTCGACGCCCTTCGGGCCGGGCGCGTCGTCGACCGGGCCGCCGCCGGCGAGGCCCTTCAGCTGCGTGCCACCCGGCAGCTTCAGATTGCCGTGGATGTCGTAGTAGACGCCGACGTGTACGTCCTTGATCTTGCCGAGGGACTGCTGCACCGCGTGGATCGCGTCGAGGGCCTGCTTGTTGCGGATGGTGACCGTCCGGTCCACGTCGGGGATCTTGAACAGGCTGTTCGCGAGCTCGCGCGCCTTCGTGGCGCTCATGCCCATCGCAGTGGCGGCCCGAATGAACGCGGCCTTGCCCTGCTCGGTGACGGCGTTGGCCTTCTCCTGGTCCTGGGTCATCTGCAGGGTCGCCGCGGACTTGCGCTGCGTCACCCGCACCAGTTCGTCCAGGGTGGCCTGGTTGGCGCGGCCCTTCGCGGTGTGGATGTCCAGGGTCGCGCCGTTCTTCTTCACCGACTCGGACACGGCGTCAATCGCGGCCTCGTAGTCGCGGTTGGCCTGCCGGGCGTCCAGCGCGCCGGTGGTGAACTCGTCGAGGATCTGCCGCAGCGACCGCACCTGCGACCCCATGGTGGCCGCGCCCGTGCCGGCCTGAGTGAACCCGTCGAGCAGCTGCCGCAGCCCGTCGGACAGGCCACCACCGGACTGCTTGGCCAACTCCTGCTCGGCGGCGAGCCGGCCCAGCTTGGCGGTGTCGGCGGTCAGCACCGCGCCAACCTTCTCGAACCAGCCGTACGCGGTGGTCAGCATCTCGATCGTGCCGAAGATCGACCGGGTGCCGTACTCGACGATCGTCCACAACACCGCCAGGGCGTGCCCGGCCTCCACGCTGTGCTCGGACAGGCCCTCCAAGGTGTCGCCGAGCAGGTCACCCGCCCGCTCGCCGATGTTACCGACCACGGTCAGGACCGGCCCGGACCGCTCCACCGCGGTGGCGAAGCCCTCCACACCGCGGCGGGCGCCGGCCAGGAAGTCCTTCGTCAGCGGGCGCACGTAGACGGCGGCGCGGGTCAGCGCCCGCTCGACGTCGTCCTCCAGGACGTAGATCTCGGACCGCACGTCACCGAGGGCGTCGACGACCACCGGCACGAACGACACGCCAGCGCGCTGCATGGCCTTGGTGAAGTCGGCGGCCACCAGCTGCGCCGACTGCTGCACGGCAGGGTGCGTGGAGGCGATCTTGACGCCGCCGATGATGCCGCCCGCCCCCGCGCCGCCGACCACCGCGGCGGACAGGACACCGGCCAGGCCCGGTGCGGCGGCCGCCGCGGCGATAGCCACCGCCGCGGCGACGTACGGGGACAGCGGCAGCCGGGCCATCAGCGGGCCGACCTTCGCCCCGAACTGCGCCGCGAAGCCGCTGGCGGCGTCGCCCCCGGCGTCGCCGACCAGGTTGCGGAACCGGGCCAGGCTGGACCGGGCCGACTCGGCGTCGACCCGCACGTGGACGGTGGCGGCCTCGCCGGACAGACGGCGCAGCTGCTCGTCGACGCGCTTGATCGCCGCGACGGCCTTCTTCGGGTCGGCGTCGATGTCGACGGGGTCGATGCCGAGGGCGGTCAGCTGGCGGCGCAGCTGCTCGATCTGCCGCTGCGCCGGCGACACCTCCACCTTCGGCTCGACCGGTGTGTCGTCGACGGCGCCGAGCTGCTTGCGGAACCGCTCCACCTGGGTGATCGCGCGTTCGGCCTTGATGCGCATCTCGACGCTGGACGCCTCGGTCGACATCTGCCGCAGCCGCTGCCGGGTCGTCTCGATCGCCGCGATGGCGGCCTTGGGGTCGGCCTTGACGTCGATCGGGTCGATGCTCAGCGTGCGCAGCGCCCGGTTGAGCTGCCCGCCGAACTCCTTGCCAACCCGGGTCGCCTTGACCTTGACGTCACCGGACAGCTTGGAGTCGTCCGCGCGTAGCTCCAGGTACGCGTCAGCCAGCTTCTTCGTCGCCACCGCGCACCTCCCTTTCCGCTACGCCACGCCGAGGGCCCGCAGCTTGATCCCGCGCGGGCTGTCGTCGTGGGGGCCCTCGCCGGCCGGCGGGGCCGCCAGCTCCGCGTCGAACCGGGCCTTCACCAGGTCCCAGTCGGCGCGGTCGCCGGCGACCTGCTGCATGCCGAGGGCCTGGGCGAGGCATGCGGCGACGGTGTGGGCGTGCACGTCGCGGGCCAGGTCTTCCAGCCGCAGCACGTACGCCACCGCCAGCACGTCCGCCAGGCTCAGGCCAGGCCCGCCGCCGCCAGCTTCCGCTGGTCCTTCTTCGCCTGCTCCCGGGCCTCCCGGCGTTCCCGTTCCTCCGCCTCGGCCTGCATCACGTAGAACTCCTGGATGTCCGGGCGGCCCCTCTCCAGGGCCAACGCCCGCTCCAGGTCCGAACCGGCCGGCGGTGCCGGGGTCAGCGAGGGCGAGACGTCCCCGGATGCGGGCGGCGTTGTGGCGGGCCCAGCCGGCGAGGCGGCGCGCGGCCCAGTAGGAAAATCCGTGGTCGCCTCCACCACCGCCGCGGTGATGGCCTTGACGTCGGCCATCCGGTCCCGGATCTGCTGCCCGTGCTGCATGCCCAGCCGCCAGTACCGGGCCCAGTCGTCGGGGTGGATCAGCTGCCGCAGCGCCCCCTCCAACACCCGGTAGGTGGCGGCCACCGCCTGACCCATCGCGGTGGCCAGCTTGACCTGCTGCTCCGGGTCGAGGGCGTCGACCCGGGTCAGGTCCACGCCCTCCAGCGCCGACATGTCCAGCTCCCGGCCGGCCTGAAGGAACTCGAGCTCGACGGCGTCGGTGGCCTGCGGGTGCACGCGGATCGTCGACCCGAAGTAGGTGAACTCCAGGTCGAGGGGATCGCGCTGCCGGCCGAGGGTGCCGATGTTGCGGCCCACGTCAGGCTCCCAGCCGGTCGACGCCGGCGCCGTAGAACGCGAACGGCTTACCGGACGCCGGCCTTTCGAAGTTCCACACCGTGGCGATGCCGGCCGCAGCGCCGCGGCCGTAGGTGGACTGGAGCTCGCCGCCGTTGATGCACTGCCGGCCCACCAGCCGCAGCGTGTGGTCCAGGGACTCCCAGCCGATCATGCTGCGGACGATCTCGCTGGGGTCCGGCGGCTCCAGCTTGCTGGACAGGGTCGCGGCCGTGCCGGACACGGTGGTCACCAGCGACGACGGGGCGTTCATCGCCCGGCGCAGGTTGTGCAGGGTGTAGTTCGTGACCGCGAACGCCAGGGTGGTGGTCACCTCCGTCACCGAGTAGGCGACCGCGTCGAACAGCTCGGCGACCCGGATCGGCTCGACGTTCTGGCTGTTGGCGAACACCGACCCCTCCAGAGTGGGGCCCCACGGGATCCACGCTGCCGGCCACGGGTCGGCGTCGTAGGTGGACCCGGCCGCGGCGTGCAGAGGCTCGCTGCTGGCCAGCAGGGCGTGGAACAGGAACCCGGGCTCCTTGATCAGCAGCGGTGTGGCCTGGGTCAGCGACATCAGCTGGCCCCTCCTTTCCCGGTCGTGGTCGTGCGTCCGGCCGCCCTCTTCTCGGCCGCCGCGGTCTTCTCCTGTTCGGCCGCGCGGGCGCGGTCGGCGGCGGCCTTGTCCTCGGCCGCCCACCGCTCCCGTTCCTCGGTGGTGGCCGCGCCGGTGCGCTCCAGCACCTCCCGCCCGGCCGTGGAGGTGCGCTTCGCGACCAGGCCCAGCTGGTCCCACTTCAGCCGCTGCACCGTGGAGGTGGGCACCCGCATGCCGGGGGTGGCAGCCAGGACGGTGCCCCACGGGATGTCGCGGATGGCCACCCACACCCCGTACTCGGCCTCCCGCTGCCGGCGGCGTTCCTCCACCGCCACCAGGTCCGGGTTGACCTGCGCGGCCTGCGGATCGTTCTCGATACCCGGGTACGTCATCAGATGCCTCCGATCGCCGCTTCCAACGCGGGCTCCAGGAACGGCCGGGCCGGCAGATGCTCAGTGCCCCGGTCGTGGAAGTACAGGTAGTAGTGCGGCCGGTCCCAGCTGATCCGCACCGTCCAGGCGAAGCCGTCCAACACCGGCTCCCGCCGGATCGACCCGGCGCCCTCCCCGGTCTCCTTCGGCGCGCCGAGCTTCGCGCGGTCCTCGACCGGTTCGCCGGCCTCCATCAGCAGGTCCCGCACGTCCGTGCTGGCCGCCACCGCGGCGACGGCCTGCTGGTCGACGTCGACGCGCACCCCGGACATCAGGCGGCTCCGTAGGTGAGGTCGGTCTCGATGCGGGCCTGCACGCCGAGGATGCTGGTCGACTGGCTGCCGTCGGGCAGCACCTCGTAGTCGCCCTGCCCCTGGGTGATGCCGGCGAACATGAGCTGGCCGGCCAGGTACGGGTTGCCGGTCAGCTGCACCGCGAGCTGGGCGAAGATCTCCGCCGCACGGGTGTCGGTCTCCTCCACCGGCACTGCCGGCTTGCGGGCCACGCGGATGTACACCGACACCAACGCCACCTCGGTGACCAGCACGCCCCGTTCGGCCACGGCGTCCTCGTGGGAGAACCGCACCCCGCCGCCGTACACGCACTCCAGCTGCGGGTCGCCGGGGAACGCGTACGCCACCTGGATGCCGTCCAGCGGCTGCCCGGTGGCTGTGAGGACGGCCAGCCGATCGAACAGGGCCTTCTTGCCCTCGTACACCCGGGTGGTCACGCGAATCCCCCCACATCCACGGTGTGCCGCTCGTACGGGCCGTCCACGTCGGGGATCCCCGTCTTGCGTGCGCCGGGCAGCGCCAGCCGGTAGGTGCCGCCCGCCTCCGCCGACCAGGTGATCGCCCGCTGCGGCACCGCCGACCCGGCCCGGCCCAGCAGCGAGAACGCCCGCAGCATCACCGCGTCGACCAGGTCCGGCGGCGGCCCGTCCACCCCGTGCTCGTACTCGACGACCGCCGGCCCGGCCGGCCAACCACCAGCGGTGGTGAGGACCCCCGAGCTGGTCACCTGGGCCTGGTCCAGCGGCCACACCACGCCGCCGACGGTGACCGCCCGCAGTGCCCGCACGTACGGGTGCGGCAGCAGCAGGTCCCGGCCGGCGCGGGCGTCCAGCGACACCCGCGTGAACCGCGGCACGAACGCGACCCCGCAGATGTCCTCGCACTCGACCTCGGCCACGATCCGCTTGGCCTCCAGCACGGCGGTCGGGAATCGCACCGGGTCGACCTTGTGTTCGGCCCGCAGGTCGGCCAGCTCGAACAGGTACCCGCCGACGACCTCCACCAGGTCCCGTTCGGTCCGGACCATCCCGGCGACGGTGCCGGCCCAGTCGACGGCGAGGGTGTCCAGCTGGGCCACCGGGTCGAGGGCGAAGGTGTACTTCCCGGTTCCGGCGCCGGCGAGGGTGGCTGTTCCGGACTGCACGGCGCTGCCGTCGAGACGGGTCACCGTGACGGTGACAGCACCGGTCGCGTCGGTGGCGGCCTCACCCACCCGGATGGTGTGGGTGAGGGTCGCCCCCGACGCGCGCAGGATCCGAAACAGCCCCATCGGCTACTTGTCCTTGCCCGCCGGCTTGTCGCCGGCGCCGGCGGCGTCCTTACCTGCGGCCGAGCTGCCCGACGTGGCCGACGCGCCGCCGGCCGTCTGGGCCTTGCCGCCCGAGGCGCCGCCGGTCTCCGTCTTCGCCGACGGCGTGCCGGTGCGGCCCTGTGGGACCCGGGTACGCGCGGCCGGGTCGCCCTGCGCGGCTTCCCGGCGCGCCTGCGCGGCGGTCTGCCGCGGCGCCTCCTTCTGCACCCTCTCGATCTCCTTCCGGACCGTGTCGGCGGTGCTGGTGTCGCCGGTCGCCTCGGCCCGGGCCAGCTGCGCCTTCAGCTCACGCAGCCGCGAGTCCGGGTCGTTGCCGGCGGCCGGCACGTCGGTCGGCCCGGTCGCCCAGGCGGGCGCGCTGTCGGCGTGCGCCTCGGGCGCCTTGTCCTTGTCCTGCGCCATGTGCTGCTCCCTCATCAGGACCACGGTGGGGTCTGGGTGTCGTCGTAGAGCAGGTCCGTGGTGTTGGTGACGTTCGTGTTGGCGGAGTAGGTCACCCGCACGTACCGCCACGGCGCCGGCTGCTTGACGATCTTCTGCACGATCGTGGCCGCGGTGATCACGAACGTGCTGGTCGAGTTGACGGTGGGGGTGGCCACGTCGGCGTACGTCGCCGGCGACCAGCTCACGCCGTCCGCCGACACCTCGATCAGGTAGGTGCACGTCGGGGTGCCGCCGACCGCCGTGCGGATCTGCACGATGCCGCCCTTGTGGGACGGCCCGCGGTCGGCGACGTTCGTCGACGGGCCGTTGCCGGCCTGGGCGACCGACAACGGCACGATCTCGGGCGTGCGGCCCGATGCGTTGGCCGGCAGCGTCGCCATGACCTACGCGAACACCGGCTGGACCAGCGCGGTGCCGGACAGCTTCTGGTGCGAGTTGGCGTACCGGCCCATCGTGTAGGCGTAGTAGCCGTACAGCACCAGGTCGATGGACAGCTGCTTGGCCTGGTCGGCGCGGATGAACTGCGGCGCGTCCGGGTCCTCCCACAGGTAGGACTCCTCCGACGGGGCCACGTAGATCTCGTCCTGGTTCGTGCCGGCGCCGAGGTTGGTGACGATGTTGTTGTCGGTGATCACACCCATGCCGTTGGGCAGCAGACCGCGGAAGCCGGAGCCGTACCGCTCGGCGTAGTTGATGCCGGCCTGCTGGCTCGGGATGCCGGGCTGGCCGATCAGCGGCCACTTCGCCACCATCTGCGACTGGAACCAGTACCAGCGGCGGGAGTGCATGACCACCAGGTCCGGGTTGGCCTGGCCCAGCAGCGCGGCCTCCGACTGCGACGCCCCCTGAAGGATCTTCGGGTACAGCTTCTCGCCGGTCGGCGCCGCGTCGTCGGTGGTGATCAGCTGCGACACGGCGGCCAGGCCGGTGGACGCCTGGTTGACGATCGTCGAGTCGAGGTTGGTGGCGTACCGGCGCTGCATGTCCGACATCGTCACGTCCTCGACGCCCAGACCACGGTCGACGGCCTGCCGGGACAGGGTCTGCGAACCAGCCGCCGTCTGCACCGGGATGGTCAGCAGCGTGTCGTCGATCTCCGGGGTGTTCGTCACCGCGGTGTTCTCGGACGCCTGGTTGCCGACGCCGGTCGGGGTGGTGATCCGGGAGATGTTGACGGTCATGCCCTTGGCCGGCAGCGGCAGCTTCTGCATCGCGTCCGCGAACGGCCGCCGGGCGGCGACCGCCGGGGCGTACATCTCGGTGAGGTACTGCGGCACGACCAGGCCGGCGAAGCCGCCGGTGCCGACCGCGCGCTCCAGGTACTGGCCGCGCTCGACCTTCTCCTCCTGCATGTGCCGGGACAGGCGCATCTCCGCGTCCATGTCGCGGTTGATCTGCGCGGCCACCACGTCGCGCAGGAACTCGGCGCCCTTGCGGCAGTTGCCCTTGTGGTAGGTGCGCTCCTCGCGGCCGATCCGGGCCACCTGGTCGTACGCCGCCTTGTGCGACGGTGCCGTCACCGGATCGGCGCGGCGCTCCAGCATCGCCTGGTCGTGGCGCTCCTCGGCGGCCTTCGCCGTCTTCAGCTGCGCGATCTTCGCCTTCGCGCCCTCCACGTCCTCCTCGGCGCGGGCGTGCGTCTCCATGGCCGCAGCGACCTCGGCGTCCTCATCCGGCGTGAGCCGGGCGCGGGCCTCCTGCTTGGCCTTGCTGTGGATGTACTTGACGGTGGCGAGCGCCTTCTCACGTCGGCGGATCGCCTGGGACTCCTCCGCCTCCGCGGAGATGATCAGATCGTCGAAGGTGGTCGTCATGACCGGGGCCTCTCGGGCAGAAGGATCAGGGATCCCCATGCGCCGTGGCGGCTCGAATCTCCGGCTCGCGCGTCAGCGTTCCCGCGCGGTCATCTGCTCTGCGGAGGTTGGGATGGAGTTGTGGTGCGGGTGCCGCTACCGTCCGGCGTCGACCGTGGCCAGCCAGGCGTCCAGCTGGGTGACGGTGCGGCCACCGTGGTGGTGTGGCAGGTCCGGGGCGGCGGGGGCGGCGGGCTGATCTCGCCTCTGCGCCAGGTCGACCCGGTGGGTCAGGCGGTCCATCGCTGCGCGTGCGGCCCCGGCCGGTAGCCGGTCCAGCTCGTCCAGAATCTCCCGGGCGGAGCGGGCAGCGATGGAGGTGTTCGGGTTCGCGCCGTAGTTTACGGCGCTGGTGTCGCCGCGGTCCAGGTCGTACACGTCGATGCGGTACTCGGTGAAGTCCGCGTTCCAGTGCCCGGCCTCGATCATGAACGCGAACGACTGCTCGGTGATCGTGCCGTCCTCGATCCCGTGCACCAGGTCCATGACGTCCTGACGCTGTGGGTTCAGCCAGGCGGTGTTCCCGTCGCCGATGCGGTCGGACCACAGCTCCAGCGTCCCGGCCGCCGTGCGGGCCATCGCCAGGCCCCGATGGTTGACCAGGAAGATCACATCCGGGTTCGCGGCGAGGGTCTTGTCACCGGCGCCGGCGGACACGATCTCGACGTACGGGCCGTTCTCGTCCCACATCTCGTATCCGCGTTCGTGCACGGTGTAGTGGCCGCCCACGGTGTAGAACATCTTGCCGTCCCGCTCGGCGCGCTGCGCGGTCAGCCGCGGCGGCAGCGGCGCCAACTCCCGGGTGCCTGCGACGGAACGGTTCATCCACGCGGTCGACACCGACCGGGCCTGACCGGTCGGCGGCTCTGCGCGGCGGTCGCGGATGGCGGCGGCCCGGCGGTCGGCCGCTTCCCGATACTGGTCGACGGACGGCGGGCGCGGTGTGGTCCTGGCGGGCGCGCGCACCTCGCGCACCTCGCGGGCGGGCGCGGTGGACGGGGCAGTCCGGCGGCGAGCTGGTGCCGGCGCGGCGTCACGTCCGGCGTACCGGTAGCCCGACAGGTCGAACGACCGGCGCATCCGCCGCCGCAGCTCCGGCTCCTCGTTCTCGTCGACCTCCACCGCCTCCACCCGGTCGGCCAGGCCGGCCTCCACGGCCTCCCGGGCGAACATCCACGTCTCGGCGCGCATCAGGTCCCGCCACTCGGCCGGCTCACCGCCGCCGCGGCGGGCGTACAGGTCGGCCAGGTTGTCCGACTGCCGGTCCAGGAAGGTCGACATCTTACGGTGGTCGTCGGCGTTGCCCTGCTCCACCGCCGACGCGTCGTGGATCATCAGCTGCGACCCCGGCATCATGATCAGCTCGTCGCCGGCCATCGCGATGACCGACGCCGCCGACGCGGCGAGGCCGTCCACGTACACCTCGATGCGGGCCTGGTGGTGCAGCAGCGCCGAGTGGATCGCCAGGGCGTCGAACACGCTGCCGCCGGGGGAGTTGATCCGCACTCGGATCGTCGGGGCCTGAATGGCTTCGATCGTCTCCACGAACTCCTTGGCCTTCACGCCGAGGCTGCCGCCGATCTCGTCGAAGATCAGCACGGTGGGCGGCTGCCCGGGGTTGCCCGCCCCGTCGGCGTTGCGCACCTCGAACCACGGCAGCCGGGCGGTCGGCAGGTCCTCCACCGACATCTGTCGGGCGGCGGCCAGCTCCAGGAACCGCGCGGTGGTCCGCGCGACCATGGTCTCCAGCCGTCGGGTGTGGATGCTGGTCACAGCGTTCCCTCCCCGTATGCGGCGGCCCACGCCGCCGAGTTGTCGTACGGCACCGCGGACAGCGGGTTGACCGGGTCGTAGCCGCGCGTCTGGGCGGCGCTGGCCGGCTGGGTGCGCGGAGGGCCGAACAGCGTCTCGAACTCGGCGATCTCGGCGTCGGTCAGCGGCTTCTCGTTGTACAGCTCCCGCGCCTTCGTCACGGTCAGCGTGCGATTCTTGATCCGCGTGTCGATGACCTTGGCCTGCGTCTGCGGGTCCATCCGCAGCAGCGCGTCGGTGTTCAGCTTCACGTACCGCGGTCGGGGCAGCAAACCGCTGCTCCAGGCGTCCTCGCGGCGGATGATCGCCGGACCCAGCGACATGATCAGGAACTGGAGGTTGCGGGTCACGGTCGTCTCGTACCGCAGCGACCCGGGTGCGGACACGGCCGCTTCGATCAGGTCCACGGGGCAGTCGAAGTAGCGGGCGATGTCCGGCACGTTGATCCGGCGGCCGTCGATGAACTCGTTGCCGGCCGCCTCGGCCTGCATGAAGTCGTACTCCCAGTCGACGCCGTGGACGAACAGGTCGCCGTTGCGGATCGCCGCGTTGTGCCGGTCCTTCATGATCCCGGCCTCTTTGGAGTCGACCTTGCGTTGGGTGTGCTTCAGCCGGGCCTTCGGCACACCGGCGCCGCCGAACCAGTCCAGGGCGAACTGCTGCATCGACAGGCCCTCGCTGATCGACCAGGCGGCGTAGGCGATGGGGCACAGGCCGACCGGCAGCCCGGGCACCGGGTACTGCACCTCGTGCCACACCTTGTCGACGGTGTACTCCTTGCCGTCGATCTTGTAGCGGGGCTCGGTCTCACCCTTGCGCTTGCGGACCGAACAGACCGACGACGGGAACAGGTCGATGCGCGACGGCAGGCCCAGCGCGTTGACCTCGGTGATCAGCCCGATCGAGTTGCCGGACCCGTCCAGCTCCCACTGCGAGGCGTGCGCCCACGGGATCCACCGCCACCGCTTTCCGCCCGGCTCGACCAGGACGGGCGGCTTGGGCAACTCCACCTGGTAGCCGTCGACGCGGCGGAACACGTCGACGGGCATCGTCGAGATGAGGTTGGCGCGCAGCCGGCGGCACGCCCACACCGCTGAGTGCCGCAGCGCCTTGTCGTCGTTGATGGACGCCGGGTCGACGCCGTTTCCGCCGCCGCGCGGCGGGATGACCGGCCCGGTGATCCCGGCGGCCCGCTGCTGCGGGCGCCGCCACATGCTCACAGCCGGGTCCCGTCGCCATGGGCGGGCCGGCGGGTCTGCCAGAACGCGGACACGCCGAGGACCACCAGGGAGGCGACCCCGACCGAGGCGTAGCCGATGAACGGCAACAGCGCGAAGAACACACCGGCGGCCAGGCCCAGCAGGCCCAGCACGTCCAACGCCGCCGTCACCGCGTCACGCACACCACCACAATCTTTCCCTTCAGCACTGCGGGCTGTCGTCGTCGCAGTGCACCCATGCACCATCATGCCCGTACAGCTGCCGGCCACAAAGTGGGCATGGCCAGGTGCTGTCCACCGAGTCGGCCAGGTCGTAGTCGCCCGGGTCCATCACCTCGTGCCCGTGCATCGCCAGGATCACCGCGTACAGGTCGATCAGCTCGTCACCGCTGCGCCGGTTGACGATGGTGAACGCCCCGTTGCCCAGATCGAGTTTCACCGCGGCGCCCAGCGCGCGGGCCAGCGGCGCCTGGCCGAGGTGGAACAGCCGGGTCGGGTCGACAGGTGCGTCATCCGACGCACCCTCGTTGGCCTGCTCGCCGGTGGCGTCGTAGAACCGGCCGCACGCTCCGGCGATCTCGCCCTGGTTCGGGGTCAGCACCTTCACACCCCGGTTCCGCAGCGGGGTGATCAGCGAATTCGCCGGCCGCCGCGGGTCGATGACCACCGCGACCGGGTCGGCCTCGTCGATGATCTCCAGCACCCGCGGCAGCATCCACTCCACGCCGGTCACGCCGGCGGCCACCCGGTAGCCCGGTTCGGCGATCGCCACGTGCCAGTGCCGGTCCGCGCGCCGGCCGGCCACCCCGATCACCCCTCGGCTGCGGTCTTTGGCCATCTCGATGGCGAGGGCCGGCCGGCCGTGCACCGCCGACGTCGGGTCGTGCCGGTTGTCCCAGGTCTCCCGCCGGATCAGCCGCCACTTCGGTATCGTCGCCATCGGCTCCCATCCCAGGTACTCGGCGCAGAAGTCCACCAGGTCCATCGCCTCGAAGTCCTCGCGCACCGCCTTCTCCGGCACCGTCCGGCCCAGTCCGGGCATACACGACCACCAGGTGGCCGGGTCGCCCGGATCGAGACCCGGCGCGGCGGAGAAGTCGAAAAACGCAGTCCCACGGCGGTTGTCGGCAGCGACCCGCGCGCGGCCAACCTGCCGCTTGTGCGCCAGGTACGGCCACGTGCCCGGCGCCGCCCGCGACAGGCCCGGGATCATCGACATCACCCACATCTGCCGCCACGGCCGCGTCATCGACGCCGGCCGCATGCCCAACTCGGTACGCGAGTCCGGCCGCGACCACGCCTCATCGATCACCGGCACGTCGATGGAGTCACCCGTGCCGGCCGTCTTCCCGGTCGTCGACGCCGGCGACCAGGTCGACCCGTTGCGCCACATCATCGCCTCGGCGTTCAGCCGCAGCCGCGCGGTGAATTGCGGCCGCGGCCGGCCGTAGCTCGACCTCAGCAGCCGAGCAAGGTGCACGTCCCGCCACTTCTTGCGGGCGTCATCCGCGGTCTGCGCCGTGTACACCACCGTCTGCGGTCCGGGCTCGGGCACGACGTGGCCGAGGTGCTGGCGGATCCACTGCGTCAGCGCCGGGCTGAACCCCACGCACCGGTGGGTCATCACCGGCAGCAGCAGCTCCGTCTTCCCGGTGGCCTGCCGGGGCCCGATCACGACGACCTCGCTGTACGCGAGCAGGCCGGTCTCCGGGTCCAGCTCCAGCGCCACGTCGGCGATGTGCCGCTGGTGCGGCATCAGCGGCTTTCCCAGCCGCGCCGCCACCGCCGCCAGCTGGCCGCCCAGCGTCGGCCGCTCCGGGCTGCGGGGAGTCCCATACAGGGGCGGGCAGGTCAGCTCCGTCAGGGTCGCCGTCATCGCCACCTTCCACCATCGCCGCGAGGGTCTGCCGTAGTTCCTGGTTCAGCCGGGCCAACTTCGTCGGGTCCGCCCCGCTGTAGTCATCGAACGCGCGCGCCAGCTTCAGCGCCATCTGCTCCAGCGTGCCGCGCACGCCCTGGTCCATCTGCCCCAGCCGCTGCAGGTCGGCCAGCACCGCCGTCTCCACCGGGCCAGGCTTGCGCTCCGGCTCCTTCCGCCGCGTCACTCGCCCGCCCCACCACTGAGCGTGACCATTCGAGGATGATCTATACGGCGCGGTGCATGAATTTCCGGCGGGAGAGAGAAAAACGGGAAGCG